AAAAGCTAGGTTTTCCCTTCCCAAGCATTTCGATGCAGGGCCCCTCCCAGTGACCACTGGGGGCCCGCTGCTCGCGGGTTTTCACCCCGTTGTGCCGGACAACGGGTATTATAATTTTCTTGCCGCTTTCCGCAAGCGGTGTAATTACTTTTGCGCCGAACGCGCATCTCCGCAGATCATTTCACGGTCTACGGAGCTTATTTCTTTGTTGGCTCCACAGCCTTTACCCTCTTTTGAATGGACGTCCGAGCTCTTTGAAGCTTGGCTCGTTAAATTTGGTCCCGAAAAGCAAGCCCGCATGAGGGCCGCTGTCGAGTTGTTTCCGACTGCGACTTTGAAGGACTATTCCAGCAAGGAAATCTTCGTTAAGACCGAAGCCTTGTTGGTTCAACACAAGCCCAATTGGGCTCCACGAGTCATCTACAAAGGCACGGACATTTACAACGCTCTTTCTGGTCCACTCTTTTGCGAGTTGATGTCACGCCTGGATGCGTGCTTCAACCGCATGGATGGCAAATATCGCTTCAAGGCGGCTTATAAAAAGACGCCTGAAGTTTACACTCCTTTTGTCAGTGGCGGCAGTGGGGAGTTCATTGAGTGCGATTTCAGCGCCAATGACATGAAGCAATGCTCAGACGTAATGCTTCTTGAGATAATGTTGATGCGCCGTTTGGGTTGCCCTGAATGGTTCATCCGCTTACACAGCAAAACTAATCATTTTGTTGTGTCCAACAAGAAGCATGGTGTCCGAGCAGAGCTCGACAACCAGCTCCCCACTGGTGCCACTGACACCACTTTCCGGAACACGTTTTGGAATGCGTGCATTCTTTTCGCATTCCTCAACGCGCAACGCGCCACTCGTTGCAACGCTCTTTTGCTGGGTGACGACATGCTTGCCCGCATTGAGGGTCTTGGGAGATACGCTGCCAAGACGTACCAGGGGATTGCCAGCGAGGCTAAAATGGACGCCAAGGTCAAGCGCTTTCGGGGGCTTGTCAATTGTTCATTTCTTAGCAAGCTGTTCATCCCTCGGCCTTCCCAACCAGTGACGCACCTCACGGTCCCACTGCTTGGGAAAGCCCTGGCACGTTTTAACATGCGTGCCAACCTCAATGCCGGTGTGTCCGACCCGGCTTATTTCATGGGTAAAGCCTTAGGCTATGCCTATGAATTTCGCTTCGTGCCCTGTTTGCGGGACATATTCTTAGAACGTTTCAGTATCCAACTGGAGCGTTTCTCTGAGGACCGCAAAATGCTCAAAGCCGCCGGCGTGGAAGTCTCATGGAACGCACGCGAGGCCGGAGTCACCCTCAGCAACATTCGCGACAAGTTAATTGTCGAGGATGTTGTGGGTGACGACGACTTCAATGTGTTCATCTTCCACCGTTACGGCGTCTTTGGGTATCAAGTTGTGGCCCTTTTCGAAGAGGTCATTCTCGGCAGCGGAGACGCTGTCGAGGGTGATCTTGTTCAATTACTGGCAGCTGACTTTGTGGCCTGACTGAGGAGCTGATATCACCTCAGTGTTAACCACAACCGGTACAGCTACCGTAAAGGGTTCCAACGCTCGAAGAGAAA